CTGCCCATCGCATTCATGATAGCCCGCTGAAAGGGTAGTGTTTCCCAGCGCCCTTCCTGGTATGCGGATTCTTTCGGGAGATAGTAACTGGCATCCGCCCATTCAACGGCAGTCTGTGGCTCCGGCCTGAACAGGGCTCGCAGCCCGGCGCGTACATCACGCCGCAGAATATCAATCTGACTGTTCGATATATTCACTCAGCAACCCCGGTATCAGTTCATCCAGCGCGGCTGCTTTGTTCATGGCTTTGATAATATCCCGTTTCAGGAAATCAACATGTCGGTTTTCCAGTTCCGGAAAACGCCGCTGTACTGAGAGAGGGATCCCGTCAAGAATACTGGCAATTTCACCTGCGATCCGTGACAGCACGAAAGTACAGAATGCGGTTTCCACCACTTCTGCGGAGTCTCTGGCATTCTTCAGCTCCTGGGCGTCAGCCTGCGCACGCGTAAGTCGATGGCGTTCGTACTCAATAGTCCCAGGCTGGAGATCTGCCTCGCTGGCAGCCCTGTAATCCTCAACCTCTTTACGGAGTTTTTCATTTTCGATATCAGCTTCCCTCTGCGCATACCACTGAATTGCCGTGGCGGTATCAAATACAGATTCAACGCCCTTACCACCTCCGGAGACGCAAGGGAGCCCCTGAGACTGCCAGCGTTCAATCGTTCGCGGATCCACGTTGAAAATTTCGGCAAGTTTCTTTTTATTAACCTTCATGAAACAGTCTCACAACAAATACAGGGTCCGACATGAAAGTGCCCGAAAATGACTTTTTCAGGCGTTTTCATGTCGGACCTTTACGGATTCGATATTAGAAAAAACAAATAGTTATGTTCGAGAAGTACCGACATGATTTTCCCCGGAAAATTTTCATAAATAGCGAAAACCCGCGAGGTCGCCGCCCCGTAACGGCCTGGATCGCCGGAAAGGACCCGTAAAATGATAATGGTTATCAGTTGCAACAAAATCCAGTTTCTTCCACCATCGCACCGGACCAGCGACCATGAGGGGACAACGCCGCGCTCCGTTAACGCGGTAAACCCCGGTGTGTATCGTTTTTGATTATCCCCGCACACTCTCGCAGAGGAGTCTCCCTGTCGGGCTGCGGTCTCTGTTAATGCAGGAATACGGCGACGATACGGCGCATGGCTATGTCAGGCTGAAATGCCTTTATCCGTTAAAAAGGATATCAATTAAGTTATCCCGTGTAGGGTATAAGCCATTGTCGAGACCACTCATTGAATGGCCTCTGCAATAACCGATGTCTTTCCATCAGTCCGCCACCACAAAGAATCTTTTTTGCCATAAGGCTGGAGGTTCATCTTTCAGTGGCTGCCAGTGTTATTTCCCCACTTACTGGCTTGGGTTGTTTCGCGGTACTGCCGTTAATTGATGAGTCCGGGGATTACGGTTTGCCCGTGCTGTTCAAGGCGTTCAATTCTAGCCAGCAACTGTGGCTTCTTAATTTTGCCCCAGCGATTTAGCAGGCGACCTGACATGCTGGCAACATCCTTCTCTTTCATGTACTCCAGCATTACGGCATTTCTCTCTTCTTCAAATTGACGATGACCAACCTGAAGCATGGCGTACATCCAGTTAAATGCGTTGATGTAAGCAATTTTGATACGCATTGCTTCTTTTTTGGTGTAGGACATAACCAAAAGCATCAACCCATCCTTGCGGAGACGGTAGAATTTTTGCGGCTTACCATTCTGTAACTCATTGTTTTTATAGCAAAGCTCAAAGTTGAGCTTTGTATCAAACCCAGGAGGGCAAGCTTCTATGGTTCGTTCAATGTCACGAACTACGTTCTTCGGCAGCTTTCCAAATGCTTTTGCCACCATAAAAGAATCTGTAACCGGATCGTTGTTTGCCACAAAAATCAGATCTCGAAAATCGATGCCGTTAACGATAGTTGGATAATTCATCAGTGCACACCTTTTAGTGATGAACCTTGTCACACAGGATTCCGGCCCACAGAAAGGCACCGATCACCAAACCGGCATCCTCAAGGGTCATCCTGAAAGGTTCTGTGTTCATAAGTCGCGCGTGTGAAGCGCGTTTACTGCGTACATAAAAAAGCCCCGCATCGCGGGGCTCATTAAATGGACTTTGTGATTTGCAAAAAAATTATTTCAGGCATTGCGTCCTGATGTATTCCTGCAGGTAGTTAACCTGCGCGGTTATCTTGTCGATTCCACTTCTGAGACGGTAATAATTGAGTTCAGCATCTGCTGTAAGTCCTGGGCTTTCTCCATCGCCCATGCTGCTGGCTCCGGTCGTTGACTTTGCACAGGTGGCGGCGACTTGCAGGCGCTTACGACCAGCAGAAACATCAGCACGGAGACTTTCGATAGTCGCATTAGCATCAGCAAGCTCCTTTGTGTATCTGGCGTCAAGTTCTGCTACATCACGTTGCCGCTTCTGCATATCATCGATGATGGATGTGGCTTTATCGCGCTGCTCTTTGTAGGCGATGGCGTTATCACGGTAATGATTCAGCCCCAGACTAAGCACACCACAGACCACCAGCAGAATAACGGTAAACGCGGAAATAATTCGGTTTATGCTCACCCCACCAGCCCTACCGAACTCAACGCCATCCAGGCTATGGAAAGAAAAAGAGCAACCATCATTAGCGAAAATGAAACGCCGACAATCACACAAATGGTCTTTGTCAGCGTTATGATTTTATCCGATATCATTAGCCACCTCTCCATCAATCCGCCTTTGTTATTTTCCCTTTGCCTGTATCAGCTAGGACAAAATCAATCAGCAGATTCGCTTCGTTTATCAATGTGCGGATTTTTGATACATGCGCAGCTTTAACCTGTTTCCACTCATTCAGCCCGGTAGCAAACACACTGACAATGTTTTTATCCCGTTGCATGTCAGCGCAAGCCTGATTGAGTTCTTCCATCACGCTCATTTGACGAGGATTAACGACAAAACCCTTCGTCCAGTATTCATAGAGAACATCGTCGCACTCTTCCTGATACTGAATGACTCTGTCGCGGATTTCAGGTTTAACTTTATTTGGGTTGATGGTTTGCAGCCAACCTGCAAGTTTACGTAAAGCAAGACAGATAACCAGACGACGCTGAGTATCACCGGGGAGCTGAATCATCATTTCGATGATGCAGGTCTTAAATCTCTCCATCAATTTGCGGTGTTGAGACTGCCAGGTCATACCCATTCCCTCAACGACAGGTTTCATGGGAACGTATGGTTCGCCGTTATGGTTAACCACATAAAGAGAATCGCCGTGAAACGGCACGGTCATCATATTCATCGGTTATTTCCTTTTAGTGATGAACCCTGCGCACAGGAATAACCAGCCCAAAGAGGGTTAACCAGACCACTGCCGGTTATCCACCAGGGCTCATCCTGAAAGGTTCTTTGGTTTATTTACGCTTGTGCGAAGCGCAGAAATGACAAAGGCACCATTACGGTGCCTCTGCGTGAAATAATGTTCCTGACGTTATTCACTTACATTTTGCCAGTTCGCAGGATTTCGTGTTATCCGTCCGCGTTGGCCAACGTCATTTTTCAGCAAAATATTCTGCTTATCTGTCGATACCCCAGCACGCCAGCGCGCTCTCCTGGTCACGACGGGATACCTGACCATAACAGTTATTTGAGCGGATACGGCAGTCTCTGCCACCGTCTTTAATCCACCAGCGAATCGCCTCGCATGCACCCCGGCGATCGCCTGCATTAATTCGTTTATAAAACGTCGACGGGAAACACTTACCGGGGCCAATGTTATACGGGCAGAATGACGCGATCCCCGCTTTCTGGGGTTCAGTCAGTGGCACTTTGATGTTTTTCTCCACCCATGCCAGTGCCTTATCCCGTTCGATAGCGTTAACCCAGTCGCATTTTTCCTTCGACAGCTTCATGCCAGGAATCACAGGCTTACCATCCACCATGATGGCACCTCGGCAGATGGTCCAGATACCCGCACCATCACGGTATGCCGTGGTGTGGTTGCCTTCCTTTTCATCCAGAAACTGGTCGAGGATTTC